CCAGCAGCGCCTCGCCCTCTTCCTGGGTCAGGATCCGGCCAGCGACCAGCGTCGCGAGCTGCGAACGAGCCGATGGCCGCGACAGGTCGAGGCCGGGACCGCGGATCAGTTCCAGTCCCCACCGGACCACCGGCGTCGTCTCGGCCAGCGTCTCCAGGGCGTCGAGGAACCTCGCCCCGGCCGATGGCCCAAGCGTATCGAGGATCGCGCCGATTCCGATCTTCGTCGGCTCCCAGGTCTCGACCGCCGGGAGCGTCGGGTCGGGCTGGTTCAGCGCCGCCGCAGCCGCCCAGTCGGGCAACGACGCGACGTCTGGACGAGCGAGGCGCTGTGCGAGCGTTTCCATCAGATCCCCCGCAGCGCCGCCAGCGTGGCCTCGGTCTCTGCGATCTCGGTGTCCAGTTGGGCGATGCGGACGGCGTCGCCGAGCGATGCTGCCGATGTCCGCTGCGCTGTCAGGTTGGCGAGCCGCGCAAGCGCGAGGGAGATCAGATCGGAAATCGTCATGATCAGATCACCATCTGGCGCATGTGGATTGCCGACGTGTTCAGCACGATGTGCATGTAGTCGATCTCAGTCGCGCCATCGCGGTAGGTCACATCGAATGCGGTATCACCAAGCACCGCCGCGCCGTTCGGATAGAGCATCGTTGTCCAGCCGTCCATCGAGGCTTGAGCGATGTCATAGCGGAACCAGCGGCCAGTCGCGTCTTTCTGAACGTAGATCGCATCCTTGGAATAGATCCACTTCGTGCCGGTCGTGAACGTCTCAACGGCTGGCGAATATGTCAGCGCCGCCCAGCTGTTCGCGGCGATGTCGTAGCGGTCGAGCAGCGCGCCCGCGCCGCCACGGAACGAGTAGATGTAGCGCCCGTTTAGGATCGCGTTCTCGTTGTTCCAGTCGCTGGCGGACACGCTGTGGATCCAGCTTCCGGACGCTGCAAGACCGGGTGCGGCGCCGCGCGCCACGCCGGGAGAGAGCGTGGACCAGGTGTTGGCGCTGATGCTGTAGCGGTACATCGTCACGGCGTTGTTGCCGAGCGCGTAGATGAAATCGTCGTTGCCCTCGATCGAATACTGCGAGGTCGCATCAGGCGTCGTCGTCCAGGCACTCGAAACGGTGATGACCGTTCCGGTGTTCGACGCAACCGTGCGGATCTGCCCCGCGCCCGTGCCGGCGGTGATGCGGATCTGATAGTTGGTCCACTGGTTCGTCGTCCACGCTTTGGCCGAGTTCGTCAGCGTCGTGGACGCGCCAGCCGTCGCCGTTCCAGTAGCGAAGCTCTTGAAGCCCGTGTCGATCCACGCAGGCGTTGAAACGAGCCGACCGTCCGTGCCCCATGACGCCGGGAGGCCGGTGTTGACCAGCGTGACCCAGGTATTCGTCGCGAAGTCGTATCTTTTGAAAGAGCCGCTCGCGAGCGTGCCCGCGCCCAAAACGAAGAAGACCGGAGTCTTCAATCGATATTGAGATGTTGAGTCGAACGCCGTCGCCTCGGCGTCCGTGAACGTGATGACAGCGTTTGCGCCGATGGTATTCGACGCAATGGTCTTCAGCTTGCCCGCGTTGGTGCCGCCGACAAAGAAAACGCTGTAGCCGCGCAGATCACGCGCGAGCGTCTGGTTGGTCGTGATTGTTGTCGTCGTTCCTGCGGTCGCCGTCAGGAATGATGCCCCAGCAGTCGCGCCCGTCGAGAACGACCCGGCTACGCCGCACGCGCCAGCGCCAAACGTGCCCGCGAGCGCGGGCGACGGAAGAGTGACCCATCCGTCCTCGCTTGGATTGTACATCTGCGCGCCGGTATTGCTTGAGATCAGCATCTGCTGCTGCCGGTAATGGCGCGAAGAGACGATGAAGTGCGCCGCCGCTGTCGCCTGGGGCGCAGCAGTCAGCATCTCCCACCGCTTGATATCGAGGATCTTGCGGTTGCCTTGCGTGGTCGCCATGATCAGGTCACCGAGATGTTGCGTCGGAGATTGTCTGCGGAAAGCCGCATCAGCGCAGGGATCTGATCCTGCGCGGCGAAGCCGCCCATCTGCGTCTGGTTACTCAGCGTGGACAACGTCGTCAGCGTCTGGTTCGTCGCGATGCTGACCGTCGCCAGCAGAAGCGATGCCGACGCCTGAACGACCTCGGCACGCAGACGCCCCGTCGCCGGATCAACCGTCACAAGACCGATGGTGCGGGTCAGCGTGTTCACCGCCATCCGCATCGCCTCGATCGCCTCGACGAGCTCGCCGTACGCCGCGATGGGCAGCGGATCGGAAACGCTCGTATCCGTCGCGCTGCCGTCTGCGCCGTGCGCGACCTTGATGCGCTGGTAGAGCACGCCGCCGATGTCGTCGGCGGCTGCTATCGCGCCCGAACCTGGAGTGATGGCGACGTTGTCAGCCATTATCAGGCCACCGTGAACGAGAAGATGCCGTTGGCGTCCCAGATGATCTTGAAGTCGGTTCCAGCGCCGGCGCTCTGCGAGCCGTCAAAGTCGATGAACGCGAGCGGCGGATCGTTCGCGTCGGTGTCGTTGTAGATCACGCCGTAGCTCGCCGTGATCGAGCCGCCCGAAGCGGTCAGCGTGACGTCGTCGGCGTCGAAGCGCGCATCGTTGGTGGTGACCGTGGGCACAGTGACGTTGGTCAGCGCCGGGCCGCCGGCGGTGTAGCCGGTGCCGGTCGTGGCCTCGGTGCCGCCGACGCCCGCGAGCGTGGTGTGCGTGGCGTTGAAGGTCGCCGCCGTGTAGAGCTTCACCTTGTAGGTGTCGCCCGAGGCATTCGATCCCTCGGCGAACAGCTTGGTGGTGTGGTTGTAGAGCGTAATCGTCACGGCCATGACGGGGCCTCCTCAGAGTTTCGAGACGCGGATCGCGGGATACGTCATCTCCGCGCCAGCTTGGCGATCGCGGCGCTTGCCCTGCGCGCGGCGTAGGCGATAGGCGTTGTCCAGTCCAACGAATGCGTGCCGGACCTGGGCCATGTTGCCGAAGCGGCCCTTGGCCACCTTCGCGATGCTGTCGATGAACCGATAGCGGCTGTCATCGAGGATGAAGGCATCGCCGCGGCGTGTCTTTCCGACCTCCAGCCGCCGCGCATATGGGCGCGTGTTGGCGATCACGAACGAGCGCGTTTCGTGCTTGATCGCGCCGACCTCGGCCTCGACGCCGTCGACCAGCAGGATGAACGAGCGCGCGTAAGCGCCGGTCGGCCCGCGCACCGCGCCGCGCTCCAGCGTGTCGAGGAGCCATGCGGCGATCTCGCGGAGGTACTCGTATTCGATGATGATCGTTGACTTGTCCGTCGCCGCGTCGATCGGCGCACCGCGCCGTCCGTCCACGATGGTTTCGGTGGTCGGCGCGATACCCGCGCGTTGCGTCTGCTCGGCCAGGACGCGTGCCTTCTCGCGGCGCGCGGCGTCTTCCAGCAGCGCCTCGACCTGAGCCGGGAACAGGTTCTTCGATGCCACCGTGATCTCGCGCGCGAAGACGCGCGGCGAGCGGTAGGCCCTCATCCCCGGCAGACCATGTTGTAGCGTTCGACCGCCTCGGCGACGCGCACCGTCTCGACCGACTGCACGTTGAGCAGCCGTCCTTCGAGCAGCAGCTTGTCGTCACGGCGCGGAGGAGCCGGCCATTGCGCGGCGTCGATCTCGGCGTGGTGTGCGATGACCTGTCGGTCGCCCTGCTGGAGCCCAGACCCCGGCACGATCTCTTGCGCGCGGTACTGGCGCGCGAACACGCGCAAGGTGACCTCGTGCCATGTCTGGCTGGCGCCGACCCCAGTCAGGCGGCGCAGCTGCGCGACCTGCCCGAGCCGGTCGATCGCGCCGCGGGTGTTCATCTGACGTTCGCGCGCACCGAAAGCACGGTGGACCCGCCATAGTTGCCGGTCGAGACCGCCGTCGCGCGCAGGCGATCGCCGATCGTGCCGTCGAGGGCGGTGTCGGCGGACAGGGTGCCAGCGGTGGCGGCCGACGTGCGAGGCGTCAGGCCGGACACGGTGACGACCTTCTGGGCGCCCGAGGTCGTGAAGTCGAGGCGGGCGATCTGTACCCACGAGACGCCTTGATCCAAGCTGGTCTCGACGATCGCGTAGACCGACGTGCCGCCGGAGCCGTAGCCCAGGCGCGCGGAGAGCGTGATGGCGGTCGCGCCGCCGAGATCATCGACGACGTCGCCGACCTGCGTCGCGGCGGCGCCGATCGAGAAGTCGCCGAGGCTGAAGGTGCCGCCGGTGATCATACGATGACCTCGCGATAGGGGTTGAGCAGCGCCACGACGCCGTCAGGAAGCGGCCCGCCGCCGTTGCGCGGGTCGAGCCAGGATTGCGAGCCGATGCCCTCGACGCTCTCGCTGCGCAGCGCGGGATCGCGGCCGCGCGAGGCGTTCATCGCCACGACGAGCTGCGTGGCGGCGCGCTCGATGGCGGACGGAACGCCGGACGGCAGGTCGTAGCCGGCGACGTAGGTGATGACGATCTTCGCCGCTGGCCAGCGGGCGCGTTCGTCGCTGAGCAGGCGGTAGATGAAGCTGCGGTCGATCTCGTAGTCGGCGGCCACGAGCGTTTCGCCGTCCTCGACCACGCTCGTCACGCTGACCACCGGCCAGCGCGACAGCATGATGACCTCGGACGAAGCCGAGAGCCGCAGCGTCTCCGCGACGGTCTCGCGGCCGAGCGGACGCCCGAGGTAGTCAGCGATGACGGCGCTGGCCTGATCGATGTAGGCCAGCAGCCGTGCGTCGTCGCTCGTCCCCGAGATCGACAGTTCGCGCTTGACCGCATCGAGCGAGGTCAGGCGCGAGGACGTCGCGGGAACGAGCACCGACAGCATCAGATCACCGTGATGACGAACTGGCCGACCTTGGCGTTGCCGCCCTGCGCCAGAACGATCTGGACGCGGTCGTTCGCAAGGCAGATCAGGTCTTGAACGGCGTGGTTGACGTTGGTGCCAGTATAGAACCTGTCGGTTCCATCCTGCCCATGCGTCGGCTGACGCGGCGCGCGCGTGCCGCTGGCGCTGATATTTGACTGCGTCCAGAGCCCCTGGCCTGTGGCCTCGATGGTGATCGTGAAATCGACCGTCGCGTCGTAGGGATTGGTTCCGTCCGCGACATAGGCGATGGACGAGATGGCCCCGGTGATCGTCGGCGAATAGGCCGTTGCTGACCCGTCCGCCGCCGTGGTCACCGAGACGCTGAAGCGCTCGACCTTCATTGGATCACTCGACCACGTAGTCGAAGATCACGTCGATGTGCGTCGCCGTGGTCACGTTCGAGCCCGTCTTGCCGACCAGGATCGCCGTGCCGGCGTCGTTGGCGGTGTACGACGCGCCATCGGCGAGAACGGCGCCGCCCGTGCCGCCGTCGACGAGGACGGTCGACTGCGTCAGGCTCGCCTGCGCGAACGCGACCAGCTTGCGCGAGGTCGAGACGGTCCCGAGGATGTCAACCGTCGTGACCGCACCGGCCGCGCCACCGACGGCGATCGCCTTCGCGGCGACCATGCGGTAGCTCTTGCCGGAGATCGCCGGCAGGAGAGTGGCGCCCGCGTTGATCTCGGCGATGGTGAACCGCTGGCGCTTGTTCAGCACCGCGCCGCCGGACACATAGCCGCCCGACGCGATGTTGAGTTCGCCGCCGACGACCCAGCGGGAGCCGCCCTGCTCGGCGTAGTTCTGCGTGTTGTAGCTCATGAGGCACCTCGCTAGGTGAAAGGCGGCGAGCCGAGGCCCGCCGCCTCATCGGATCAGGCCGGCGGGTTCGCCGTCGGAGCGGTGCGGGCGTGGCCGAGCACCCAGACGGCCGCGATCAGCGCCGCGCTGGCGTTGTTCGCGGGCGTGATGGTCGCGCGGACGTAGCGCTTGCCGCCGACGTAGCCGATTTTCCGGCACTCGTTGTCGTCGTCGAACTGGAAGCCGGCCTGCGCCTCGGTGCCGAGCAGGAACGTATCGGCCACGGCGGCGTTGTCGGTCAGGGTCGCGCTGTCGCCGTCCTCGATCAGAACGGTGAACGTCGCGTCGGCGTCGGCGATCGAGCCGGTCAGGATGACCAGCTCGACGCTCTCGTAGCCGCGCGTGTCGAGGATCTGCGAGACGAGGGCGGTGTTGCCCGCCTCGGAAACGGGCGAGATCGCCCGCTTCACGTCGATGTTGTTGTGGAGGTCTTTGGAGGCCATTGCGATGGTCCTTTCTCGATCAGGATCAGAGAGCGACGTTCTGGAGGACGATCGCCTCGGGCAGCACGACCTGACCGCCGACGCGGCGGCGGAAGATCATGCGGACCGCGCCGCTCGTGGCCTGCGTGTACGGGTCGCGCAGCATTTCCATCGCGATCCGATCGACGATCACGTAGGCGCGACGGAAGTCGCCGAATGCCAGCGGCTTGTTCGACGCGCCGACGCTGGGCATGTCGGGAGCCTCGACATACGGCGCGCCGTTGATCGTGTTCGGGACGCCGCCGGACAGGCCCGGCGCCCACAGGTACTGGCCGGTGCCGTCCTTCAGGCGCCGGATCTCGCCGATGGTCGCGCGGTTCGCCATCCAAACGGCGCGGGCCGCGTAGTCGGTCTCCAGGTCGTAGAAGACCCGCAGGATGCCGTCGGCCGTCAGCGCCGCCGCGGCGCCGCTGTTGACCGTCGAGATCGAGGCGTTGCTGAGGAAGCCGAACGGACGGCCGACGCCGGAACCCGACAGGAACGCGGCGCCCTCGGCCTTCGCGAACTGCTCGGTCGCCTCGGCGCGGACCTCGGCTTCCATGTTGAACGCCGTGTCTTCGAGCATCTGGTTCGTGATGTCGCAGAGCGCGAACATCTCGTGCGTCGGGATCTCGTCCATGCCGTAGGTCAGGCCGGTCGTTTCCGACTTCGTGCCCTGCTCCT